ATCCCTACGCGCTCGTCGTGGCCGAGTGGAAGCGCGAACAGCTGCTGACCCGCGTCGATCCGACGAAGCTGGAGCAATTCGAGGCGTGGCTTGCCACTCAGAACGCTTCGCCCACGCCCACCCCGACTGCCGGCGCTACCCAGCCGCCGGCCCGCCCCGCAGCGCCCCGCGCAAGCATCGCTGCGGCACCTTCCGCAAGCAGTACGTCAACCCCCATGCCGAAGGACGGCGAAGAGGCGTACCGCCAAATGTTTGGAGCAGGCTAAATGGCCTATACGCAGGCACAGGAGCAGCTGGAACTCACGAAGTTCCGCACCGCGTACTGGACCGAGTACGTCCGGGAAACGCAATTCGCGCGCTACATGGGGGCGGCTGACAGCGCTCCTGGCGCGATGTTCACCACCTTTCGCGATCTGATCGACGGCGGCAAGGACATCACCGTCCCGCTCGTCGGATCCCTGAAGGGCAAGGGCGTCGGCTCCGGTCTGCTGACCGGCGCTGAAGACAAGCTCGACACCTTCGGGATGCGGGTTCGTCCGGTGTGGCGGCGTAACGCCGTCGTCACCAAGAAGTCGATGATCCAACTCACGTTCCTCGACATTCTGCGCGCTTCCAAGGGCGCTCTGAAGACGTGGTCGACCGACGATATGCGGGAACGCATGATCGAAGCCTTCTCGGTCGTGGCCGAGGACGAATCGCGCTTCAACGACGAAATGGGCATCGGCAAGCAGGTGCCCTACGCCGAGGCGACCGCCACCCAGCGCAACAACTGGCTGACGGACAACTATAACCGCGCCCTCTTCGGCGTGACGCAGGCGAATACCGTCGCCGGCAACATGGCCGCGTCGCTCGCCAACGTGGACAACGTGAACGATCTCTGGTCGTCCACGATGATCGACGCGGCGATTGACATTGCCGAGTCCCGCGACCGCTTCGCCGGCAAGCGGTCCCTCCGCCCGTACCGCGTGGGCGAGGACGGCTATAGCGGTTATGTGCTGTGGGTTCCGACCCGCGGGTTCAATCGGCTCCGCCAGGACCCGGATATCAAGGCGTTCAACCGCGAAAGCATCGAGCGCCGGCAAGACGCCAACCCGTATTTCACGGGCGGCGATCTGATGTGGAACGGCGTCATCATCAAGAAGGTGCCGGAAATGCCGGTCCTGACGGGTGTCGGCGCAGCCAGCGCGGACGTGGCCCCCGGCTACCTCTGCGGCGCTCAGGCGCTCGCGATCACCTGGGGTCAGGACCCCATCCCGACCAAGCGGGCCGATGACGACTATGGCTTCATCAAGGGCGTCGGCACCGAAGAGCTTCGCGGCATCGACAAGACCTTCTTCAAGCAGACCGGCGACGCCGGGCCTGGGCAACAACACGGCATCGTTTCGATGTTCGGCGCGGTCTAAGGGAGGACCGACACAATGGCTCAAGCTTTCCCCCCCAACGATCCGACGTCCTATCGTCCCCCGCGGACTTCGACGGACAGCAACCAGGTCACGTTCGCCGGTGAGACCATCACGGTCACCGCCGGCCAGCAGACCGTTGGCGCGCTGTTCGGCGGCGTGCGCGTGCCTCCGGGCGCTGAGATTATCGGCGTGGTGACGTCCGGCCCGACCGGCGTGACCCTCGAAGTCGGAGACGCAGGCGACACCGACCGCCTGCAGACCGGCGCGGCCTCCGGGACCGTGAACCAGGCCATCGCCGCCACCGGCCTTGGCTACAAGTACCCGGCCGAGACGCTCATTCAGGTGCGCGTTTCGGCTGCAGCGGGCGCGACGGGCGGCACTCTCCGCTACGGCGTCCACTACGTCAGCCAGTAGGAGCAACCGACATGGAAGCTCGTATCATCGGCTCCAGCGAAGAGCTGGGCATGTTCGAGACGATCACGCTGTTCGGCAACCAGCTGAGCCGTGAATGGTCCGAAGTGAAGGTGACCCCGGAGCAGTATCAGAAGCTCCAGGGCAACCGTTACGTCGAGCTGCGCGGCGAGGCGACCGAGGCGGAAACGTCCGAGGAAGCCGCCCTGCAGGCGACGCAGGAGCAGAACGAGACCGACCAGATCAAGGCCCGCCTTGACGAACTCGGCGTCTCGTATCGGTCGGACGCCAGCCCGAAGACCCTGCGGTCGAAGCTGGATCAAGCCGAGAAGGCCGAGGCTCAGCGCCTCGAGGAAGAGGCCCAGGCCGAAGCCGACGCTCAACGCGACGGCGAAGAAGCCTAAGGCCCAGCGCCCCGTCTTTCCCGCAAACGTAGGCGGGGCGCACCCCTTTCTGACGTGAGAGCCCGATGACGACGAACCTCGACATCATGCGTCGGGCCTTGCGCAAGGTTGCCGGCGAAACCGGCGTCCCGAGCGGCCAGGAAGCGTCCGACGCGATGGAGGTTCTGCGGAGCCTCATCGTCGACCTTCCGGGCCTCTATCACAACGCGCGGTGGACCGACCGCATTGCGAACACCGCCTACACAGCCAAGGAGGGCGAGCGCATCGCCGTCCTGGCTCCGGGCTCGGTCACCCTACCGACGTCAATCACCTGGAACGGCTGCGCGCGGCCCCCGCTGGATCTCGCCCGCGTGCAGATCGTGGGCGACGTCGCGAACGCCGGGACCTGGCTCTACAGCGCCACGAAGGCGACGTGGAACCGGATTGACGACCTGAAGGCGTCCGATGAGTTCCCCTTCGGCTCTGAGGATGAAGAGGGCTTCGCCTGCCAACTCGCCGCGGCGCTGGTCGATGAGTACGGGGGCGAGGTCAGCGCCCGCACCGTCATGGTCGGCAATCGCTCCGTCGCCTCCCTTCGCTCGCGCCTCAAGAAGTGCGTGCCGCGCCAACCCCGGATGAGGGACTACATCTGATGAGCTTCCTGCAAATCTTCACCGGCAGCAATCGGGGGGCTCCGGTCTCTGAGACCAACCCCATCCCGATCAAGCAGGGCGCTGGCAGCACCTATCGCCTGGCGGGCACGGTCGCGGCCAACGGCACGGTGACCCCCCAGGCGTCGCTCGCCGCCGCTGCGGGAACCACCGCCGTCTCCCAGGTGCGGGGCGGCTCCTACGTCTTTGACGCGCAGTTCGGAGGCACCACGCCATCCCTGCAGCTGCAATCCCTCGCCTCCGATGGCGTGACGTGGCGCAACGTCGGCGCGGCCCTGACGGCTCCCGGCGGCTTCGGTGTCGTGATCGGGGAGGGCTCCAGCGTCCGCCTGCTGAACGCGGGCGCGAACGAAATCACCGGCCTCTCGGCAACCCTGACCTGATATGCCGCTTCCGAAGGCATATGGGATCCAGGCCGGGTGGGTGACCGCGCCGGGGCAGTCCGGCGGTTCCGCGCCCCCGCCTGCGCCTGTCGTGTACACCGGGCCTTTCGTGGCGTGGGGCGACGACCAGACGAACGGTAACGGCTCGAACGGCACGAACTCGCTGGGCTACACGGTGCACCTCGCCAGCCTGACCGGCCGCACAGTGCAGGAAGAAGGCGTCCCCGGCCAGACGTCGAGCTTCATCGTGGCCCGCCAGAGCGGCACGGCGTTCAACGTCACCATCACGTCGGGGACGATCCCGGCTGGGACGACCGCAGAGCCGGCGACCGTCAACATGAACGTCATCGCTGCCGCCGAAAGCATCCGGGGCATGGTGTCGGGCGTTCTCGGCACCCTCGCGCGCATCTCAGGCGCAAGCTACACCTTCACGCGGGATACCGCAGGCTCGGCAGTCGCTTCGGCTGGCGCGCAGCCCTTCACCCCTGAGAAGGCGGTCCTCTACCGTAACTATACTCAGCTGCTGTGGGCCGGCCGGAACGACACCCCGAAGTCGGATCTTGAGACCGCCCCCGGGCTGGCGAAGGCGAAGCTGGCGGCGGCTGTCGCCTACATCCCGCACACACGGTATCTGGTCTTCGGCATCACGCTCGGCCAGGACGAAGGATCGGGCGGCGCGAAGGTCACGGACCGCAACGCGATCCTGGCTTTCAATTCCAACATGAAGACGCTCTACGGCGCGCGCTTCTTCGACATCAACGCCTTCATGGCCGACAAAGGCCCGAATGGCGCGCTGGCTTATGCCAAGATCTACGCCCCGGCTCTGACGTATCCGGTGGTCGGCGGGTCGGCCGATGACATCGCCATGAGCGACCAGCTGCCACCGCCGTCCCTGGCGTCGAGCAACCTCAACTTCACCGCCGCCGGCTATTACGCCATTGCGAAGCGCGTCGCGGAGATCGCCGCGCCGCTCGAGGCGGCCTGATGTCCCTCCCCATGTGGCATGGGATCGCCCTCGGCTGGCCCGTGGCCCCGGGGCAGGTGGGCGGGACCATCATCCCCGCGCCCGTGGGCATCCTCGCCCTGCTGGCCGCCTCTCCGCCCTCTGGCGGTAACGCCATCATCACCGACGCTGACGGCAACCCGCTGACGGGTGCTGACGGCGTGGTCACCCTCGCAGCCTAGGAGCCTCCATGGCGGGTCCGATCTCCTACCGTCTGATGCGGGACGAGCTGAAGTCTATCGGCTATGTGCCGTTTACCGCCTTCGACGTCGGTGGCGGCTTCGGGCAGGGCACCTATAACCACGCCGCCCGGTTCAACTACGCCCTGAGCGAGTTGGGCACCGAGCACGGCCTCTACATACCGGGCTGTGTCAGCGGTCAGAACAACATGTGGACCGTGGGCGAGAGCATCGTCCTCCCGGTGGACCGGCCGACCATCCGCGGCGGCGGGATGCGGAGCGGTATCCGAGCGCTGCCGGGCATGAGCGAGGCGATCATCCGCGGCAATGCGACCTCCTACGTGTCCTATGCGCTCATCCAGGACATCCTGCTTGATGGCGGCTGGGACGGCCTGCCGACCTCCGGAAGCATCGACTGCCACGGCATAGACCTGAGCCTGAGCAATCAGGTGTTCACCAGCCAGACGCCTTTGAACACGGTGGACGCCCGGAACGCTATTCGCGGGGTCCAGATCGCCAACGTCCGCGGGCACGGCATCAAGCTTGTCGGGCGAGGCGAGAACGACGTCTCGAACTTCAAGATTATCAAAGTCGGGCTCGACGGAGTTTACTGCGACAGCTTCGACAACAACTTCGTCAGCGGCCACATCGGCGCGACGGGCTTCGCGGGGATGCGGTTCGCCAAGACCTTCGGCGCGGACAACGGCGTCATCGGCGTCAAGCTCTGGTACAACGGCGAGCTGTCGTCGAAGGACGTCCGGATCACGGAAGCCATGCTGACGGCGTTCCCGGGCATCGCGAACCTGGGCTATCGCGCGGCCGGCGTCGACTACCCGCACAGCGACGGCGTGAACCCCGACCACACGCACCGCCTCGGCAACACCAGCGAGGCGATGAAGCGCGAGATCGAGCGCATGATGCTCGGCTATCAGCAGCGCTGGACCGAGGTTCGCAACGGGAACCACGCCAGCGACGTCTACAAGCACGACATCCCGGACGGCATGTGGCCGAACACCGCCCCTGGCGCTCCGAGCTATGGCGACAACCCGGCGACGCAGTACGACTTCAACACCCAACACACCGCCTACGGGGCGAACCACCCGACCAGCGGCTTGCCGTGGGATGGCTTCATCGAGGGCGCGGGGATCATCTGCCTCGGCAATGACAACCACATCGCCGGTTCGCGCTGCCAGGACGCGGGCGGGGCGTCGCTGTACGTCGAAGGCAAGCGCAACAACATCGAGATGATGATCACGCAGGGCTCCGACCGCCTGCGCAAGTGGTACAACAAGCAGCCCTGGGTGTGGCTCGGCTCCAATCAGATCGCCGGGACGACCGGGATGCAGGCCGAGGACAACTACATCGAGGTCAACATCCGCGAGCCAGGTGACCCTCTGCCGGTCAGTTATGGCGCGATCCGCCTGCAGACCACCGGCAATGTCCCCCGCCGCAACACCATCAAGGTCCGGAAGTTCAACCCGACCGGCCCGAAGACCTTCGTCGGCACCGGCAAGGTCGTGAAGGACGTGCTGGGCTACAACCCGGCTCAGGGCAACCGCATCGAGATCGACGGCACGACGTGGACCGAGGACACGACCAGCGCTGCGACCTGGGAGGTGTAAATGCCCGGCCTCGTCATCCAGACCATTGACCCCGATCAGTTCGCCAAGAAGGATGAGATCCCGACGGCGGCGGATGAGACACCGGCACCGGTGGAGTCCTCGGGGCGCATGGGCCGGCTCTCGAAGCGGTTCGCCCGGGCCGACCACACCCACGCAACAAGCGTGCAGAAGGCGAAGATCACCCTAGCGGCCGGCGGAAAGCAGACCTGGGTTTTCCCGACGCCCTACGACGCTGAGCCGGTCGTTCTGCTGACGCCCCAGCGTGTCACTGGTCTTCCCGTTGTGGTCGACATCGAGGACTTCGTAAAAGATGCGGCGGGCAAGTTCACGGCGGTGACGGTTCGAGGCTATCGGATGCAAGCCATGCCGGCCTCCATCCTCGGCCTGAGCGCCCTGAACGGCTTCAACGCTGCGGGCGGCGCTGCCCCGGTCGGCGTGGTGGTCAACTGCTACGCCTCTGCGCCTACCGCAACCCCGGTCCCCTGATGCCCGCCATCCCTCTCGGCCTCAGCGCCTACAAGCGGGCCGACCTTCCGCCGGTCGTTCTCCGTAATTTGTACTACGAAAAGACGCCCGCAAACCTCGAGGATCAGGTCGTCCTGTTGCCGCGTCCGCTGCTCAAGCAGTTCGCGCTAGTGGGAGATGGGCCAATCCGGGGCCTCTACCGCAAGGGCGGTGTGATCGGCGGGCGGATCCTCGCCCTGTCCGGCGGCAACCTCTACCGCGTCGAGCAGATCGGGCAACCGGGCGTGGGCACCGCCACCCTCATTGGCGCGGTGAACGGCACCGGGCGGCTGTCGGCTGAGGGCAATATCGGAACGGTGGTGCTGACCGCGGGGCAGAGCGCCTACAGCACGAACGGGACGTCCCTGACGGCGGTGACGGTGCCAGACGGCCAGTCGGTGACGTCCATCGACACCCTGAACAGCTACTTCCTGTTCAGCATCGCCAACACCGGCCGGTTCTACTGGTCGGCCATCGGCGGGACCACGATTGACCCGCTCGACTACGCGACGGCGGAAAGCCAGCCGGACAACCTCACGGCCCTGAAGGTGATCGGGGATGAGCTGTGGCTCTTTGGGCGTCTGTCCATCGAGGTTTGGCAGCCCACCGGGGATCTCGACCTTCCGTTTCAGCGCATCGGCGGGCGCATCTTCGAAATCGGCTGCACGGCACGCGATACGGTCCAGAAGCTGAGCGCGGACGGCGTCTCTACGGTCTGCTGGGTTGGCACCGACCGGAAGGTGTATCGCACCGCCCCGAACCCGGTGGAGATCAGCGACCACGGCATTGCCGAGCGCCTGCGCCGCGCGGTTCCGGAGGGCATCTACGCCACCACCGCCAGCTGGGCCGGACATGACTTCTACGTCCTGCACATCCCGAGCGAGGGCTCCTTCGTCTATGATCTCGCTACGGGGTTCTGGGACGAGTGGACGAGTTACGGGCGGGGCCTGTTCCGCGGCGCTGTCGCCTCGCTCGGGCCGAACACGCAGCCGCTGCTCGGGGATGACGAGCTCGGCATCATCTACGAGATGAGTACCGACGTTCGCACGGACAACGACGACCCGGTCATTTTCGAATGGACGGGCGTTCTGGAGGTGCCAGGCGGGCCCTCTCGCTGCAACAACGTCCTGCTCGACGTGTCGACGGGGATGAACCCGGACCCGGCCGAAGACCCGATGGTTCAGCTCGCGTGGTCCGGCGACCGCGGCGAGACGTGGTCTTCATGGTTCCCCCGGCCCCTGGGACGTCAGGGGCAGCGGACCTTGCGTGTCATGTGGTCGAAGCTCGGGCTTCTGCGCCGGCCGGGCCGTCTGTTCCGCTGGCGGACGACGGAGCCGGTGACGGTGCGGAAAGCCAAGTACAACGAGTCTTATAGGTGAGGCAGCGGGAGGCAGCCGGACGTCACGATGAAGCTCCCCGCACTCGACTGGAAAGCACAGATTGCAACATCGTCCGGTGTGCCGTCGCCCTATTTTCAGAGGTTCTGCCAGCAACTACCTGACAGAATGTTCGACCTCGACTGGAAAGCCCCTATTGTCTACCCGAATACTGGTCGACCCACGCCTTACATGACGCTATTCTGGCAAAATCTGCCGGGAAGCAGTGTTTTGGACAAGGCGATGATGGTGGTTTTCCCGTTCGTTCCACGCCCGGTGCCCGGCCATCTCCCCGGAGCGCCATCGCCGATCTTCCAACGGTTCTGGCAGAACCTCACCTTCCCATAGGAGCCGCCATGATCGCAGCACTCATCGGAGCCGGTACGGCGCTCCTGGGCGGCGCTCTTCAGTCGCGAGCCGCCGATAAGGCGAAGGACGCGCAGGAGGCCGCGCTCCAGCGCCAGATGCAGGCGCAGCAGCGCGCGGCCGGTGAGGTTCGGCAGCTCAACCAGCCGGGCGTCAACGCCTACGGAACCGCGCTCAACGCCCTCGGCAACCGCCTCGGCCTGCCGACGCAAGGTGTGGCGGGGACGCAGCAGCAAGCCGCGTTCGACCCCGCGGGCTATCTCGCGGCAAATCCTGACGTGATGGCGGAATATCAGCGCCTGAGCCCGGAGAACCTGCGCAACAATCTCGGCGTCAACAGCCCGGAAGAGTTCGCCACCTGGCATCGGAACCAATATGGCCAGTTCGAACCCGGCCGGAACATGGGTGGTGCGCAGCCGCAGACGCTCCCGACGTCGGCTGGCCCGGCTCCGACGCAGAACGCGCTTGGCCCGCCCGCTGGAAGCTTCGGCAACGTCCAGAACCCCACCTATACCGACCCGGGCAACTATCAGGCTCCGACGTACACCGCGCCCGACGCCTTCTCGTTCGACCTGGCGAGCTTCCAGAACAACCCGGCCTATCAGATGGCGCTGGAAACAGGCTCCGGTCAGGTCATGGCGAACGCCTCGGCCACCGGCGCGCTTCAGTCTGGCGCAGCCCTGAAGGCGCTGCAGGACCGGGGGCAAAAGACCGCCTATCAGTTCTACGCGCCCGAGCGGGATGCCGCCTATACCCGGTACAACACCGACCGCAACTTCGGCCGTGACGTCTTCAGCCAGGACCGCGACTTCGGGGCCAATCAGGCGGACCTGAACCGCCGCTGGGGACGCGGGCTGTACGAAAGCGACCGCGGCTATCTGACCGGCCGGTACGACACCGAAACGGGGAATATGTTCCGCTATCTCGGCGTCGGGCAGGACGCCGTCAACGCCACGGGGAACGCGGCGCTTGGGGAGGGCAATGCCTTGTCGAGCGGCTTCGGGGCTATCGGAGACGCTCAGGCCGGCAACGCCCTGCAGCAAGGCAACATCTGGTCAGGCGTCCTTGGCAACGTTGGGGGCGCGGTGGCGGGCCTCGTCAACGGACGTCCGCGGCGCAACGCTCTGGCGGCGGGGTAATCATGGTCGACATCGCGAGCTTCCGCTTCGGCAACGTCGGGAACGCCTTTGATGAGGGCTACACCCGCGTTGCTGGGCTGCGCCAGGACCGGGCCGCCATGCGGGCGGGGAACGCCCTTGCCTCGGGCGATTACCGCGGCGCGTCCGGCGCGCTGTATGGCGCGGGGATGATCGACGAGGGGCAGGAGCTTGAGCGCCGCCAGGCGGCACAGCAAGCCGCAGCCGCCAAGGCCCAGCAGGACCGCCAAGCCGAGATCCTGAAGACCACGTCGGATATGGCGACGAACCTGAGCAACATCGAAGACCCGGCCGAAGTGCTGGACAACTTCGAACGCTTCTATGCGCCGCGGCTGGCGCAGATGGGCGAGGCTCCGGAAGAGATCGAGCAAGTGCGGCGGGGCTTGGCCCGGAACCACAAGACGACGCTGATGGCGCTCGGCGCGGCGGCGGCGAAAGAACAGGGCCTCGAGATCCGGGCCGTGGGTGACGAGGTCTTCGTGTTGGACCCGAAGAGCGGCCAGCTTGTGAACCGCTACCGCGGCGCTCGCACGCTCAACCTGGGCGAAGGCGGCGCGCTGTACGAGCTTCCCGGCGAGTACGGGAATATGGCTCAGTCCGCCCCGGCTGCTTCGCCGTCTAGCGCCTTGGTGCCGGGCAACATCAACCTGAACGACCGCCCGACTGTGAAGAACGCGGATGGGACAATCAGCACGGTGCGCACAATATCGGTTGGCACCGACCAAGGCGAAGTCCTTATCCCGACCGTTTCGGATGACGGACGGATCATGTCCGAGAATGAGGCTGTCGCGCAGTACCGGCGCACCGGTCGCCATCTCGGCATTTTCCGGACCCCGCAGGAGGCGACCGCCTATGCCGAACGCCTGCACAGCGATCAGGCCCGGCAGTACGCTCCAAGCGCAGCACCTAGCCGGGGCGGTGCCGGGGGGAGCGCGTCGGGCACCTTCGACAGCTTCTATCAGAACTTCCTTGCGCCGGCCGAAGGCGGGTATGCAGCGGATGACGGCAACGGCGCGCCCGTCAACCTTGGGGTCAATCAAAGGGCTAACCCCGACGTCAACGTAGCGAACCTGAAGCCGGATCAGGCGAAGCAACTTCTTAGGGATCGTTACTGGAAGGCTTCGGGGGCTGACAAGCTGCCCGCTGGCATGGCGGAAATCCAGGCCGACACGGCGGTCAACATGGGCGTCGGTGCGGCGGAGCGGTTGCTGAAGGCGTCCGGCGGTGACCCGAACCGTTATCTGCAGCTTCGTGAGGAGCGCTATCGGGCCATTGCGCGGAACGATCCCAGCAAGGCCCGCTATCTGCGGGGCTGGCTAGACCGCAATGCTCGCCTGCGCGATTACGTCAGCGGCTCGGCTACCCTGCAGGGCGGATCCGGCGGCGATATGATCCCGGCAGGAACCCCGACCGGGCCTTCTCCTGCCCCTGGCGGGGCTCGCCTAATCGCCTCGCGCCCGAAGCCGCCCGGTGACCAATGGGTCGACCTTCCGGGTGGTGGGCAGATGAACACCCGCACCGGCAAGAAGGAGGGTGTTCCTTCTGCGGCGGCGACTGGCCCCGCGGCGAACTTCACGCGCGAGCAGCAGCTCCGCACGCAGTTCGGCAACCTGCCGGCGGTGAAGGACTTCGCCTCGGTTCAGCCGCACGTCGCGACTATCGGCGCGATTGCCAGCAAGGCCCGGCAGGGAAAGCCGGTGACCGCTGCGGACGATATGGCGCTCATCTTCGCTTACATGAAGATGCTCGACCCTGGCTCGGTGGTTCGGGAAGGCGAGTTTGCGAACGCTCAGAACACGGCCGGCGTCGAAGATCGCATCCGGAACGCCTACAACCGCGCCCTGAACGGCACCCGGCTTTCGAACCGGCAGCGCGAGGAGTTCTTTGGAACGGCCTCGACCGTGATGAACTCGTTCTACAACAACTATACCTCGCAGGTGAACAGATACCGGAAGCTGGCGACGGGCTACGGTCTGGACCCCGACTCCATCGCGACGACGCCGCCGCCGCCGCGCCAGCCGCTGCCCGCCCGGGGCGCGCCCAAGCGGGTTCGCTCGGTGGAAGAAGCGCGAGCGCTCCCCAAGGGCACGGTGTTCATCACCCCTGACGGCCAAAGGAAGGTGCGCTGATGGCTGACCCGTGGGCTGAGTTCTCTGACGCGCCGGCCGATCCGTGGGCCGAGTTTGCCGACGCCCCGACCCCGGGCAGCAAGCGCAAGGGGCGCGGCATCGGCCGGAAGGTTGACGCTGCGGTCCGTGGCGCGGCGGATATGCTGTCGTTCGGCTTCGCGGATGAGATCGCCGCGGCTGGCGACGCGCTGCCGGCCCTTGCGCCTGGCGGGGAGACCTTCGGAGACGCCTACACCCGCAACGTCGAAGAGCAGCGCGCCATTGACGCCGCCGACCGGACCGATGTGCCGGTCTCCCGCGGGACCGGCCAAGTCGCCGGCTTCGTCGGTGGTCTGGCGGCGGGCGCTATCGCCCAGCCCGCACGCCTGCTCCCGAATGCGCTGCGCGGCGGTGGGTCCATCGGAGCGGTCGCTCGAGCCACGGGCGCTGGCGCTGCTTCCGCCGGTCTCGCGGCTGCGGGAAACACATCTGGCGACCTGGGTACGCGCGGGGATGCCGCGGTCCCGGCCGCCATCCTCGGCGGGGCCGTGGGGGCGCTGTCCGTGCCTGTTGCCAGCCTGATCGGCCGTGGCGTCAACGCTCTCGCAAACCGGGCATCCCCACCCATCCAGCGGGCCGCCAACGCCCTTCGGCCGCGGGTTGACCCTGCGGTGGCCCGGGAGCGGATCAACGCCCTGCGAGACGCCGGGGCCGAACCCTCCTTCGCCAGCGGCCTGGACGACGCAGGCCGCGGGTTTGTGGCGTCTGCGGCGAAGCGCCAGACCCCGGCGCGTGAGACCGTGCAGCGTCGGGCCAATGCGGCGCGCGTCGATCTCCCGAACCGCATCAACCGGCAAGCCCAGCGGCTTTCGGCCGATCCCCGCAATCCCCGGCAGATCGCAGAGGATCTCGGCGCAGCGCGGGCGGCTCAGGGGGACCTTGAGTTCGGTGCTGTGCGCGGAGACCGCGTCCCGCTGAGCGATGACGCCGTGCAAGCGCTTCGGACCCGGGACGGTCGCGCTGCCATCCGCGATGGAGCAGAGGCAGCCTTGCGCTCGTTGGACCCGCAAGAGCGCGCGGTCGGCGCGGAGCTGAACCGGCTGGCGGACGAAGTCTTGGACAACCCGGGCGGGGTTGAGATCACGGTCGGCCAGTCCCAGGCTATCAGTGAAGCGCTGTTCGACGCGGCCGACGCGGCGGCGAGGAATGGCCGCAATCGGGAGGCTGCCAGTCTCGGCAATCTCGCCCGCGCGATCCGAGGCAACGCCCGCACTCAGGTTTCGGGCTATGACGCCGCGCTGCGCAACTTCGAGGCTCAAAGCAACCTCATGGAAGCGGCGGAGACGGGTGAAGATTTCCTGCTCCGGAACACTGACGAGTTCCTCGCGACGACGCCAGGCCCGGGCCAGCCGGGCAATGAACTTGCGCGCGCCACCGCACGCCGCGCCGTAGAGCGGCGAGCCGGGGAGAGTCCATCCGGGGCGATCAGCACCGCTGAAAGCATCGGCATCGCCCCCGAGCAGATGGCCCGCACCCGCGCCATCCTGCCCGAAGACGAGGCCCAGGCGCTTGAGCGCGGCATGAACGCCGAGCTTCAGGTTTATCGGGAGCTTCAGCAGGTCGCGCCCCGCACTGGCCCGTGGACGAACCTCAACCAACAGGACGAGGCCGCATCCGGCATCCTCACCGACACGGCCCGCGGCGCGATTGCCGGCCAAGGTGTGCGCGGGGCTTTTGTCGGCGCGGTGTTCAGCCGCCTCAGGACGCTGGGTCTGTCGAACGCCGACGCTCAGGCGGTGGCGGACATCGCGACGGATCCTCGCATGGTGGATCAGCTCATTCTGCGCATCGAGCGCATCAATGGCCCGGGCAGCGCTGACTTCATCCGTCAGGCGATCACCGACGCGGCGACCCGCAACGCTGGCGAACTCGCCGCGCCTTAAATCTGGAAGATCAGCGTTGACATGATGCCGAGCGCCATCAAGCCCAGCCAAGCCCAAAGGGCGGCGCGCTGCACGATGGTGAGCCGGTGTTTCGGACGGCGCGGGCCTGAGATAACCTCAAACTCTGCGTCAATGATCTTCTTTCCCATTCGCCCACTATACCACGGAGATAGCTAGATGGCGGCGCGTCAAATCGTGGTTCCGGGGGCTATGCCCAGCAGAGACGCCAACGGGCGCTCCCTGCCGGCCAAGCTGCGTTTCTACGCGCCCGGGACGACCACCCCGAAGGCGGTCTATACGAACGACGCCCTCACCGTGGCGCACGGCTTCCCCATCGTCTCCGACAGCGCCGGGCGCTTCCCTCCGGTCTGGGCTGAAGAGACGGAGTTCTTCGACGTCGGCTGGACCGATCAGGAAGACGATGCGGCGATTGAGACCTTCACCAACGTCCGGCCGGTGCATGACGCCCTGCTCATCAGCGCCAGCATGGCCGACGCTGCGGCGGAAGACGCTGAAGCTGCGAAAGTGCTGGTGGAAGCCTATGTCGCGCAATTTGGCAGCCTGTCGGCCGCTATCGCCGCGGCCCAGGCCGCGCAGTTCTCGGCAATGGGGTATGCCTCGGCGGCGTCAGGCTCGGCCGGCGTAGCGCTCGAGGCTGTGGACGATGCCCAGGAAGCAGCGGCCAACGCCGAGATGTACGCCCTCCAGGCGCAACAAATCGCCGGCTTCGACCCCGCGACCTACCTGACTGTCTCGCAGCCGCAAGCGTTCACAGATCCGCAGAAGGCCCAGGCGCGCGCCAATATCGGAGCGGCGGCGACCGGTCCGCAGATGCAGGACGTCGAGAAGGTCTCTCGCCCCTCCATCGTCGGCGGCGTCCTGACCCTGGACCTGGCGGCGGCTCCGGTCTTCGAGGTCCAGTGGAACGCGAACATCACGTCCGTCGTCCTGCAAGGGGTTCCGGCGGGCACGGACGCGACCAGCTGGACGCTGATCCTCGTCGCGGCGGGCGGCACATCTTTCACTCCGGGCAGCGCCTTCAAGGCGATGAACAATCAGGCTCCTGCGCTTTCCACAGTGGCCGGAGACTACAACTTCCTCACCATGCAGACCCGGAACGCCGGGGCGAGGGTGGATTACAGCTTCGGGGGCTTCACCCGGTGAGCTTCGCCCGCAAGCTGATGATGACCAGCCTGCTCGGCGCGACGCCCCCGGGCCAGCAGGAATGGACGACGCCGGGGACCTATTCCTTCATCGTGCCGGCTGGCGTCCACACCTTGTGTGGCGTTTCGGTCGGCGGTGGCGGTGGCGGCCCGAACGCGGAGCCCTGGTTCGGGGGCTGTGGCGGCGGGCTTCACTGGCGCAATGGCATCCCGGTGACGCCCGGTGAAGAACTTTCGGTAGTCGTCGGCGGCGGTGGTGTGGCCGGCGTCGCAACAATTGGCGGCGAGAGCGCGCTGAAGCGCGGCGCTACCTATCTGCTTCGTGCGACGGGCGGGTCTCCGTTCGGACGAGGCCGGGGGCGGTTCGACCTCTACGGCGGCGGTGGTGGAGAAGGCGGCACTGTTGTCGGGACCGCGGGCAACGGGGGGCTTGGCGCTGGCGCGGCCGGCTACATGGGCAACGGCGGCCAGGGCGGGGATTTCTACGACACCCGGAACGGCACGATGCCCGATGTGGACAGCGGCGGCGGCCGGGGCGGTGACGCTGATGGTATACCGACAGGGTGGTCTGGTGTCGACGGACAAGGCGAAGGCGTTGGCCTGAAGGGCAGGACGCCCACCTTCTCACCCGGATCGCTCGGCAGCCCGAAGTGCGGTGCGGGGGGGCGGGCCGATCAGAACGGGCAGAACGGTGGCCTCAGGTTGATGTGGGGCGGCGGCAGAAGTTACCCCGACAACGCTGGCGACGCCTGAAATTACCGCGAAACCCGCGCGAATAAGATAGAACAAAGTCTCTCACGAAGGGACACGCTATGCCTACTGCTTACTCTACCCAGACCAACGACGAGTTCCGAGCTGAAGGGGAGGCGTGGTTCGCCGACCTGAAGCGCCGGATCCACGCCGCGACGATCCCGAACAAAGAGAAGCTAATCCTCCGCGCCCGCGCGGCGCACCTTCTGGCCCAGGACATCGGCAACGCCGCCCTCGGCAATGGCGACATCACCGTCTTCTCCGGGGGAGACAAGACCCCGTGACGGGCGTCGGCGTCGGCTTCGGCCTCGCCCTTGGGGTGGCGGCCATTCTGGCGGGGAAGTCTCCCACGCGGAGCCTGTCCACCGCCTGTGTCGCCATGCTGGGCATAGGCTGGGTCGTCGCCGTCGTCACCGCGCCGGTCGCCGCCCACGCTGACGAGATCCTTCTCAGCTGGGCGGTGCTGGACGCGGTGTTCGGTGCAACGTGCATGGGGCTCTGGAGCAGAAACCGCCACCCATGGCTGTTGATGCTGGTCTTCACCTACTTCGGCCAGAGCTTCCTGCACGTCCAATATTGGACCGGCCACATCCCTGCGCCGCGGCTCTACAATTATCAACTCTGGGTTAATCTCCTTCTTGTGGCGCAAATCTGGTGCGTCGCGTGGCCCGGAGCTGAACATGTGGCAGGCCGTGTTTTCGACCGCGCTTTTCCTGTTCCTCGCGCTCGTCATCGTTCTCGGCCTTCGAAAGGCCCCGACAAGTGAGCCGCGAGACGAGACGTGAGGGCCGGTGAATGGAAGATGGGCTGTGGGGTGTGGGTTACACGAAAGCCTGGCTGTTTGTGGCGGCTGTCGCCGGATCGCTGACAGGCGTTCTCGTTCAGAAGGGCCTGACCGTGCAGGGGAAGCTCTCGAGCTTCTTCATCGGCCTGACGGCCACGATGTTCTGCGGCGAGTTCATCCTGCGGCGGCTGGGGATGGACGTGTCCCCGGAGTCTTCGGCGGCGCTCTACGTCATCGGCATGTCGGCCAACAGCGTCGTTCCCATCGTCATCAAACTCGTTTCGCAGCGGGTCGGGGGCCTTTCCCTCGCCAAGCCGAAGGGGCCTGAAGAATGAGCCTCACGCTGCTGTTGAGCGCGGCCCTCGGGACCATCGTCGCGGTGAGCTGCTTCGTCGCCGTAATCCGGCACGAGGACCGCTACGACTGGATCGACCGCTTATGCCTTGCAGGGCTGGGCGGTTCGATGCTCCTCACCACGCCCGCGATCTTCTGGACCACACCCTTTGACGCGTGGTCGTTCAACCTCTCGCGCGCTTTCCTCGCCGGCATCTTCCTCAAGCGCTTCATCTATCCGTGGTGGGTGGAGCATCAGGGCACAAAACGGCAGGGCCGAGCAGTCTCTGAAGCCTTGGGGCGGCAACGCGGGGCGGGCCTCCACGACCGTGCAAAGGACTGGCTATGAACGCCTCGACGCCGAGCCCTCAGCTCATCATCGCCCTCATCATCATCCTGGTGTTCGCGGTGGCCTACTTCATGGACCCAACGAACGAGGTCATGAAGGGGGCGCTGATCGCAGGCTTCGCCGGGGCGTGGGGCTACTTCCTCGGGTCCTCTAGCGGATCGAAGTCCAACGGCGACGTCGTGCGCCGCATTGCAGAGCAGCCGAGCGTCGTGGCGACCGGCGACCAACCGACCATCAACGCTCCTGGCGTTGCGCCGGATGGCGAGCTTCCTCCCGATGATCGTGTGAGGCCATGAGCCCCGCGCTCAAGGAAGCCCTGGGACGGCTCAGGGACGCCGCTGACGCCGTAGAAGCCGCCGCCCTGCTGGATGTGCCGCTTCCGCCCGTTCCTGCGCCTGCTGCACCGCCTCTCGCGCATAGCCTGAAGGCGGCATCGAAGTTCTACGACCATCTCCGCACGACCAACGTCCTCGGCCCGGTGCTGACGCAGCAGGAGGTGACGGGCTGCGAGGCGATCCTGACGGCTTGTGTCGGCTGGCCGCTGTCTTGGACCGCCTACGCTCTCGCGACCGCCTACCACGAGACCGCAGGGACCATGGCTCCGATCCGGGAGTACGGGCGAGGCAAGGGCCGCAAGTACGGAGCGGAGGACCCGCCAGGCTCCGGCCGTACCTACTATGGCCGGGGCTATGTGCAACTGACGTGGCTGGCGAACTATCAGAAGGCCGAGGAAGAGCTAGGCGCGCCCCTGGTCGAAAACCCGGACCTCGCGCTCGATCCCGTCATCGCCGCCAACATCCTGCGCCGGGGCATGGACGAGGGGTGGTTCACCGGCAAGAGCCTGAACCACTACCTGCCGCCGCTCGCGACGCGCCAGCAGTTCGCCAACGCCCGCCGGATCATCAACGGGACCGACAAGGCCGACCTGATCGCCGGGTACGCCGTCGTCTTTCAGGAAGCCTTGCGCAAAGGGGAATGGTCATGATCCCGCTCGCTGCTGCCGGGCTCGCGCGTTCGTGGTGGAAGGCCGGTGTCGGGCTGGTCATCGGCGCTGTGGTGACATTCCCGCTCGGCCAATGCTCAGGAGCCAAGCAGGCGCAGGAGCGCGAGCAAGCCGCCCGTGCGGTCGCCATCACAGAAGCGCTGAAGACGGACAGCGCGGCCAAGGAAGTCGCTGCGGGGGAACGTCTCGCAGACGCCGCAGCCGTTGCAGACCTGAAGCAGGAGCTAACCGATGCTGTCGCCGAAGTCGCTGACTCTGCCCCCACTCCTAGTGATGTCGCTCTTGGCTGCGCCCGCCTGCGCGCACAAGGCACCGACGTTTCAGACCTACCCGCCTGCCGCGGATCTGCAGGTGTCGCCCAAGCCCCGACTTTCCGCTGAAGCGCTCAGTTCGTCGGAGGCGCTGAACCGGCACAACATCGCCATTGAGATGTGGGGCGAGGGGCTGGCCCGTCAGGTCGGCCGTCTCTGCCGATGGGCCGAGGCCGGCGGCATGCCCGACATCAACTGTCCCCCGCCGGATAGCTGACGGAACATCGCCCCAGCTATACCGTTGGAGTCGAGCGGCGACGCTCCTCTGACCAAACCACTCAGAACGTTGCCTAAGCCCCCGGTTCGCGCCGGGGGTTTTTCTATTCTGGGGCCAATATCTCCGGGCCGACTTCCGCGATCTGCCGGAAGCTCTCTGCGGCCCCGATGATGAACACCTCGCCCGCGTCGATGTAGGCCGGTTGCCAGTCCTCGTCAGCCTCGAACAGGCGAACCCAGTAGTGGCCGGTCGGGACGGGGGTGATGTGTGTCATGGGGGCCAATTTCATTTGACGAGTCAGCGTTATGCGATACTCTCAACGCCCTGACAACGCGGGCTGCGGCTCGCCTGATAACCCAGTCCCAGACCGGAGCTATCATGTAGATCGCAGCGCGGGGCGCGCACTCGGATCATCGAGAAACGGATAGTTGATGGCCCCGCCGGTCGTGTGCGGGGCCTTTGCTTTTTAGGGCTTCTTGTACGGCTCCATAGCCTTCGCTCGCTGAGCCTCTTCGGCCGATGCTCGGCTATAGTCCCGCTCGCTGGTCGCGAAGCCGTCCTGGTAGTGGTTCACCTCGGCCCCGACGTGCCCGCAGACCTTGCAATGAGCGCTGTTCGCGAGTGTGCCCAGCGTCATCATCTGCGGAAGGTCACGGAGCTTCTGAACCGAGAAGTCGGAGCCGTGCAGGCAGGCCGGGTTGGCGCACTTCAGCGATATCCGCCAGCACTTCTCGACGCAGAGGCCGACGGTGTGATCGTACCAGGGGTGTCGGGGTGACATCGGCCGACCATGATCGGAGAGGCAGGGGTGATCAAGCGCCCCTCGATCACACGGAACGCTCCGCGAACGTCGTGTGGGGGATTTTGTGGGGACAGCGGGTGCCGCAGACCCCCCACGTTCTCCGCGCGTTCCCGGCCCGGCGAGGGCGGGTGCGATGGTTGGTTGAAGCGCAGTTCCTTGTGTCATAAGACCCACGGCGGAACGCGGGTGTGGCGGAACTGGTAGACGCACTGGATTTAGGTTCCGTTCCCGCCGATTGTTTTCATTGGCGTTTCTGCCTCCACAGCCGCCTCTGTGGGGGATTTTGTGGCATATGTCTCCCGAAGCGCCTTCCGCAGGTCCGCCTTGTTCGTGTGCGCGTACCGAGCCGAGCTGGCGATGTTCTGGTGGTTCAACAAATCTTGCACGAGCTTGATGTTGCCCGTGGCGCGATAGAGCGTCGTCGCTGCGTGGTGGCGTAGGTCATGGGCAGGGCGAGCGTTCAGGATGCCCGCACGGTCGAGGGCCGCCCTGGACGCAGACTGGAAGGCGCGCCAGTGGATCGGGGTTAGCTCCCCCGCCTCATCCCTGAACCAGATCGTCGGGAGCCCCGCAGCCTGGGCACGGCCCTTGCGGGCGGCAAGGTCCGGCAGGTCGCTGTCGAGGACCTGCAGCGGGTGGTCGAGGCCGTTCTTCGTATCGGTGAGGATGACCTCGCCAATTTCTATGTTCACGGCAGATGGGGGGAAGAAGGCCTCATCCAGGCGCACGCCGTAGCGACCGATGAAGTCGAACACCGGCCGGTGCCATTCCGGCAGCTCCGCGCGCCACGCCTCTATCTCCTCAGCCGAGAAGCTGCGGACGCGGCCCTTCGGCTCCTTCAGGCGATGCTTGGCCCATTTGATGCGCTTCACCTCCTGCTCAAGCGTGTCCTCGGCAAAGTTGAGGATCGGCCGCAGGGTGCTGTCGATCAGGTCCCGGTTGACCGTAGCGTTCGTCGGCAGACGCGGCTCGCCGTTCTTGGGGCTCTGGCGGATGGGCTCGACGCGCCGGGAGAGGATGGCGTCAGCGATCTCCCTGGAGCCGACCTGCGACACCGGGAGATCTGGGTCGATGTGGCGGAACAGGATCTTGAGCCGCATTGCCGTCGTCAGGGCTGTCTTCTTGCCGGCGACCTGCGATGCAAACCACTTATCGGCTACCTCGCGGAGGGTGAGCGGCGCGCGCTCAGCGCGACCTCCCAGCTTGACGGTTCGCTCGGCCTCTTGCCGGCGCTCAGCTTCAACACGCGCGGCCTTCGGCTTGCTGGTTTCGCCTGTTGTTCCCCGGAAGCGGTAGCCGCCGTACTGGAAGTCGTAGTGCCAGACGTCTCCGCGCTTGTAGAGGGACACAGGTAGGCCTCCAGGTCGTCAGATCGCACGCGCCAGGTCGCTCCGACCTTCCGGCCGGGCAGTTCGCGCCGTTGCAGGATGCCGCGCAAGGTCTTGTCGCTGACCCGGAGCGCGGCTTTCACCTCTTCGAAGGTCAGGACGGTCGGTGTCACGGCTCCCCCCTCTGGCGGTCTGGGGAGGAAAGGGCGGGGTTCGCCATCTCCAGCAAAACGTCAGCGTGGCAATGTGGCCCCGAACACCAGCAGGCCAGGTTCTTGCCCCGCAATGGCGACAGGTCGGTCGGATAGCCCGCCGCGGCGCGAAGTTCCGGATCGCGCAGCATCGCCCGAAAGAACCCGGTGGCCCCCTCGGCATCGGGAGCGATACGGCCGAGCGGTCCCTCATCCTGAATAGGGAAAGGATTGCCCCAGCGCGTCGTGCGATCCACCTTCACGGTGTTAGGTGGCATCCGCCAGCCTTTCGTGCGCTCCAGCCGCACCCGAACCGGCATCGCCTCCTGTACCCGGAGCTTGAGGGCTTCTAGGTTATCCACGGCTCTCGTCTCCCTGCTGCTGGGAGGGGGCTTCCGCCGGGTTCGAACGGAGGCTGGTGAACGCAGCAATCGAACGCTCGGCCAAGATCATGGCCCGCGCGCGCTGTTCGTCCATTCGGCCCAGCAACCGGGCCAGAAGGTTGCTCGAACAGGGCGGCGCGAACGCCCTAGGGTCGATGACCGCCGCCACAGCGGCCAGAGCGTCATAGCGATGATGTTCCCCGTCGAGCGCGAGACCGACCCGCCTGGAAAGCTCTGCGTCGAGCGCGCCGAGAAACTTGGCGATGCCTTGCACCCGTGGCTCGTTATCGCTGTTCAGCAACTTCTCTAGTCGGGTCTCTTCGGCCTCTAGGTCCGCGTCGGCCCATTCCCTGAACGCGCTCATTGCGCGGTTCCTTCCCCGGTCTTCGGACCCTTGCTCTCGTCTCCCTGCTGGAGAAGGGCGCGGACTTCTCGGGCGGCTTTCAGCGCACCAAAGGTGGTGGTTATCTCGACGGTTTCCGCGTCCGGCAGGTCCCAGCTTTCGCCGCAAAGGATTGGGGGAAGCAGGGCGTCCAGCGCCTCCCTGGCCTTGGCGTTCTCCGCCTCCAACTCCTTCACCCGCGCTTGCAGTCCCTCCCGCCCTTCGGCGGGGGCGGGGGAGAGGGCGGCAAGCGGTAGGTGCTTGAAGAAGGCGTCCCGGTGCGCGTCCCAGGCTTCCTGGCGTGCCACGCTCTCGAAGTCCGCCTCGAACTCGTCCCGAGCTTCGTCTAGATCGTCCGGCCACCCGCCGTCGCCGTGCTTGGCGTGCATGTAGCCGATGAACAGCGCGTCCTCGAACACCTCGCGTCCAGCGGCGTCGGCGGCATCGAAGCGCTCGTTATAGGCCGCCACGTCCTCCCGCTCCTGCTTCCCTGCCGGGTCGAGGGAGGTAGGCGCTTCTGCCTTGTTCAGCGCCCTAGCCACGGTCTCGGCGTGCTTTGGAGGGCTCACCGTGAAGAGAAACCCGACGCTGCTCGTGTGATGGATAGCGCCGTAGCGTGCGCTGTACGGCCCGGCAGGGGGTTGAGAGGGGGTGGTCATGCGGCTTCTCCCGCCCCTGCGATCTCCGCCTTGGCCTTCTCGGTCAGCGCCGCGATCACCGCCCGTTGCTGAACGATATGCGTCTCGATGATCGGGACCGCGAGCGAGTACGGCACACCAAAGAGGCGATGGCTGTTGTCGCCGTTCGGAACGCCAAGCTGGAGCCCGTGCTGAGTCCGGCCGAAGGCGTCTCGAATGTCTTTCGCGCCGTGCCCGTGGCTCATGGCGGCGCGAACGTCCTCCAGAAGCTTCTCGGCCGTCTCAACCTCCCGATAGGCGAGGGCGATATCCATGGCAGTTTGCTTGCTGATCGGGCTCATGCTCTCTCCTTCCGGCGGCCGAGGGATTGCTTGGGCCAGCGGTACGGTTGGGTTCTTTGCTGGAAGGGGCGGCTGCGCAGGCGCGAGGGCTCCTGGCCCCGCTCCTCGCGCTTCACGATCCGCTCGGCCTTGGCTTTGCGGGTGCGGAAGCTGGACGTCTTGCCGACGTGGCAGCCGTTCTGGTTCTGGCCGCACAGAGGTTGCCAGTTGGCGGGCTCGTGGGCCCCGCCGTCCGCCAGCTCCTTGATGTGGTCGATCTGCCAGCCAGCCTTCAGCGGCTCGTCGCAGCCGGCGCACAGGCCGTCGTAGGCCCGGAACACCGCCTCGCGCTGCTTGGGTGTGAAGCCCTTGCGGGGCGTGGCTTGGATGCGCTGGATCTCCTTGCGGAGTTCGGCCAGCTTTTCAGCGATGGGGGCGCGCATCAGGCGGCCTCGGCGCGAGGGTTGTTGGCCCCCGCGCCGCCCTTGTGGCCGTCAGAAAACTGCACGCCGTGGGCAGCGCCCCAGGCTTCGATGTAGTCGATGAGGTTCGCCATCTCGGTGACGCTCATGTCCGAGGTGTGCAGGCCAAGGATCATCAAGCCGCCTTCCAGGCCGGGGACGGCTTCAAGCCCCTCCGCGATGCGAACCGCTCCGGTGAACAGGTCCTTCCACTCGGCGGGGGTGCGGGGCTTGCCCGCCCACTCGGCCTGCTCGGACACCTCCGTCAGCATCGCCCAGAGCTTGGAGTTCTGGTCGAGCGTGCGCTTGGGAGCCTTGATCTCCACCCGCCAGCCCTTGGTGAGTCGCATCACGGCTTCCATGGCCCGGCGGCGATCCGCAGGCGTCATAAGGACGAAGAGAGACCGGTCCATCAGGCGGCTCCTTCAGGGTGATCTTGGTTCCAGGGAAAGCAGCGGAGGACCGCACGGCAGAACTCGCGCGCCTCCTCCAGGGTGAGCGGGGCGTCCTCCATCAGGAAAGCTCCGCCTTCCGCTCGGCGATGAGTTCGCTGAAGAACTGGCGGGTGACTTCCGGCAGCTCGTCCAACTGCTCGCGGTTTTCGCGCTTCAGGCGGTCCACGTCAGCGGCGCTCGGGGCGTTCTCGACGGCGGCCTTGAAGGTCGCCGCCCAGCGCTGGATGGTGAGGCGACGTTGCTCGTCGGCCTGCGCCGCCGCGCGCTGCGCGATGGCGTCCGCAGTCTGGTGCTCGACCTTCTCTTCCTCTTCCTTGGCGTCGTCACGGTCCGTGACCAGGAAGCGCTTCTTCAGCATCTCCTTGACCGCGTTGGTGCCAGCCTTGGCGAAGGCCTTGTCGCCGTTGTCCGTGCCCGCACCAGCCCAACGGATGACGCGCTGCTCGTCGCTGTCGTCGGTGCGCTCGAAGATGAAGTCCACGATCACGTCACAGCGGTTGCCGCTGTAGGTCCGCTCGATCAGGTTCGGCGTCATGTCCACGCCGTGCTTCGCGAACAGGGGGCGGATCTCGGACAAGACGGCCTCGAAGGTGTGCCCCTTGATGGTCCAAGTCTTCGTGCGATCCTGGTTCTGCATCTGGATGTCTTGCTTGCCGATACCCGCGCACTCGTCGCGGATCGCAGCCATGCGCTGCTTCAGGCTGCGCGCTTCGGGACGGTCGTTGGCAGCAGCGGGCTCATCGCCCTCAGGTACTGCCACTCGCGCTCGCTGATCGGTCGCCGTGCTAGCCATGTCCATGCTCTCCAGGGGTCGACCGGTTGCCCGTCCACCTCGGCGCAGCAGCGCTCGTCGGACATGAGTTCGCCGGTCTCGGGGTCGATTTCGCCGGGCTCCCACCAGATGCGGGCCGGGACGAAGGGGCCTTGCCGCCAGTCGCCGTAGCGGAACTTGCGGACGGCGAAGTACCCGGCGTGGGGCTCGCCGTCGTGGACGGGCGGATTGTCGCCGCGCACTGCGGCTTCCCACCATGCCCAGCGCTGAGCGGGGCTAGACGGCTGTCGCACGCTAGATCCTCCTCGATGATCGCTCGGGTGAAGTCGTGGGTGTGCAGGTTCATCAGGCCCAGCCCACGATGCGGAGCAGGGCGCGACCCAGCACCGCCGCAAAGCCCCAGGCGAAGCCGCAGAAGAGGGTCCCAGCGACCGCGACCACGACAGTCAGCGGGACGGACTTGTCTTCTTCCGGCAGGTACAGGGCGGGCTGGATATCGAAGCCGCCGCGGGTGTTGCGCTGGACAGCGCGAGGGGACTCGACAGGCATCAGTCGGCCCCCTCGCGGCGGCCGAAGATGTCGCAGCGGCGGAGTTCAGTCGCCCCGAGACGACCCTTGAACTGCTGGGCGGTGATGCCGTGGTAGTCGCTCATGACGACCTTGCCGTCCGCGACGTAGAGGTAACCGGCGTAGATCGGGTAATCGTCCGCCAGAACGGGTTCGTCGAGTTCGCGCATGGGTTCAGCCTCCGACGAGGGTTTGAAGGGCCATGGCCGCGCATCCAGCGAGGCCAGCCAGGGTGAGGGTGGAGAGGCAAAGGTCGCGGAGGGTCATTCCGCACCTGTGGCTTTGGCGATGGCGGCGTTGATTTTCAGGCTGTTGAAATGCTCGCCGGTCGCTGCCGCCTCGTACTCACGAAGCATCTCGCGCGCCTCGATGAGCGCCTCCAGCAGATCGGGGGCCGCAGCGATCAGCCGTACATCCGCCTCGCGCAGTTCGCCGGTGCGATCCGCCTTGATGACGCCGACGTACCGCTCAGGGCCGTCACCGTAGCTGTTAACGCCTTCCGAGATTAGAAAGCCGCCATCAGCTTTACCTTCGATGCACCAAGGCCCCGGCGTGTGCTTACCGTCCGTCATCCGACCACTCGCGCTTGCAGGGTTTCTTCGATGACCGCAGTGCTGGCGGTTCTAAACCAGCCGTCGGTCTCACGGCCGGTCAGCCCGTCGAGCTCGGCGCACTCGGCGTCATGCTGGGCGATGGCCGCCTCATGCTCAGCAAGGATGTCCTCGCCAAGCTCGCGGACTTGGTTCGCAAGGGGCGTCTCGACGAACCGCAGGGCGGTGATTGCTTCGATCCGGCAGGCGAGCGGCTTCGGAGCCTCGGCGACCACATCGTCTAGGATGCGGCCGGCTTGCTTGATCAGCTCGGCGGCCTTCTGCAGGCGGTCTGCGACCTCGTAGGCGGGGAGGGTGCGGCGGCTCATAGTCCGCCCTCCCGCAGATGCACCTTGCCGTCTTCGGCCAGGTAGGGGGTGAGGGGCGGGAAGGCATGGGCGAAAAACAACGTTGATCGGTGCGCCCAGAAGGACTTGCCGGCCGCCCTCAGTCGCTCGTCGCGGTTTTCCTCTGTAGTTGGGAACACATCGTCGCCGAGCGTCCAAATCCAGCCCCTTTCGAACCGCTCGCAGTCCCGCAGGATCATCTCCAGGGCTTCGGGGGCCCAGCGGCGGAAGGCGACGGCGCGTTCCGCATCCTCGTGAGACCAGGCGACGGCGCGGAGGGCGTCATAGAGCGCCTTCGCCATCGCCGAGCCGTAGCCTTGGGCGAAAGGGGATAGGTCTCGCCAAGGGTTCAGCATGCTGGTGGACTTCCCTTCCGGGTCGCCCTTCGTCGGCCAAGGCGTCAGGATCGTGCGCGAAGTGTCCAGAGCGAAGGCCATCACGCCGCCTCCGCCTGAAAGGCGAAGCCCAGAGCCTTGGTCACGGCCCACTGCAGGGCGCGAAGCTCATGAGCGGTGCGGATTTCGACCACGCCGTCATCCGTGCGGATGGTCAGGCAGGGGCCAAGGGCGGGGTGCATCTCCAGCTCGGCGGCGAAGTCGTTGCCGTCAGCCGGGGAGATCAAGGTGGTGGTGGGGTGCTGCATCTGTGCGCTCCGTTGATGCAGCTAAGATACACTGCGTACCCAACCGGTCAACACAAAACGTACCCAATCGCGGCAAAAAGAAACCCGCTCGGAAGCGGGCCTCTCGTAACCTCAGCGCGGGCAGCGTTCGCGGACGGCGTGACCCTCACGTTCGCCCAGAGTGAAGGCCAGCCGCTCGGCGTCGTCGCACCGACCAATGCCGATATAGCGCTCCACCATCTCGAGCGTGTCGAGCCGATGGCGCTCATTGGCGGCGTGGTCCTGGTAGATCTGCCGGGTAGCGTCATAGGACCGCTGGCGTGCGCGCTCGTATTCCCGCATCGGGTCGTTGAACTGGTAGCTCCCGATGTCGAGCTGCTGCTTTGGCTGGTCTGAGCGGCAGACCCACTTCCCCATCTCCCAACCGCAAGTGGTGGTCTGGGCGTACGCGACGACCGGGAAGGCCGCCAGAGCGACCACAAGTAGCGCACGCATAGCCTAGCCTCTCCGCTGCTTAAGGAAGGCGGCGAACTCCGCCGCCAGGTCTTCGGGCCGCTCGTCGCCTTTGATCGCCGGGCCTTTCCCGGTCATCAGCCACTCGGCGTTGATCTTGAACGCGCGCGTGTAGGCTTCGACGTACTTCGTCTTCAGCCCCTCTTTCCCGCGCTCGCCCTGCTCATGGGCCTTGTAGGTGTTTTCGTTCCAACCGAACGCCTGGGCGGCGGATCGGCTGGACGGGAACTGGCGAAGCTCCCGCGCCCACCTCAGCCGGCCGCCGATGGTGTTCAGATCGGGCGGTTCTGTCGCCTGCTTACCCATGGCCGCGGACTGTACCCGCGATCTGGGTACGATTGGTGTTGACCTGTTTGGGTACGCGGTGTACCAAATAGAGCCATGGTCAACTCCATCTCCGAAGTGATCGAGAAGTTCGGCGGCCCGGCTGATTTCGGGCGGGCTGTCGGCATGAGCGCTGGCGCGGCCAAGCAGGCCAAGCGCCGGGACTCCCTGGCGGCCGAGTGGTTCGCCGCGACGGCGCGCGCCGCTCACGAGCGGGGCTTTCGCGATATCACCGAAGCCCGTCTGGCCCAGCTGGCGGAACTGCGTCGGCTGGAGCGGACCGCCGCCTGATGCGTCAGTCCTTCAGCCCAGCGGTGAACAGTGGAAGGTACGCCCGGAACATGGCGAGCGCCTGTCGCCGCGCCTTTCGGGCCGCCGCTGGATCCCGCACGCTGATCGGCAGGACGTTCTCCAGCTCGGCTTCGCTTGCGAAGATGCGCGCCATTTCCGCGACGAACCTGCGTCCGGTCTTGGGACTCTCGGCCTTCAGGTACGCCATGACGGCGACCCGCATGAACACGAACTCCGGCGACGCTGCTGGCAGCGGGTCGGGAGGTTCCTTTTCGACGGTAGTCCGTTGTTCTTCCGGCAAAAACACAGCCCCTGGTTTTACTCGCCCTCTGAGCGGAGTGAACCACCGGAACCGTACCCAACGCAAGATTTACATTCGTGTGGAATTGCCGCATCGGCCGTTCACCCAAAACACGAAGGCCGCCTAGCAATGCCGGGCGGCCCCTCAACATTCCCATCTGCCGGACCACTCGCCCCCCGGTCCTGCGGATCACTCGCGGTCCGTGTCACGCTCGCGAGTGGGGGAGGGCGCAAACGAGCCCCGCAGTCCCTCCCCGCCCTTTGTCAGATACCGCAGCGTCGCCCTGAGAAGCGCCTTGCGGGTGTCTCCTACGCTGGTCAGCGCCGCTTCCAGGCATCGCGCTCCAGCTTCCAATCCGTCTCGGTCGTAGATCGCTGCGGCCTCCATGAATGTGTCTCCCGTCCGTCTGAGGTGAACTCATGACGGATTGGGCGATGCAAAACACTGAGCACGATCTCAGCGAAATGCTGGGGGCGTACCTGCGCCGCAGAACTGCGAGCGCGAAGGAAGTCGCTAGGCTGGCCGGCTGCGATCCGCGCACTGCGGAAGGCTTCCGGGCTGGCCGGCACTGGCCGCAGGCCAAGCACTGGCGCAAGCTCGCCACGGCATTTGGCCGAGAGATCACAGACTTCGTCTTCCATCCAGAAGAGTGGGCTGACGAAGCAGAAAGGGAGGTGGCCGAACTTGAAGCGAAGCTCGCCGAGAAGCGGGCTCTGGCGCGCGAGGCTAAGAGGTCTCGCCCTCAAGCTGCGCGCTCTTTTGCTCCGCTGGAAGCTAAAAACCGGCCCGCCGAGGGTCTGAACGCTCCCGGCCAGGACCATGAACTCTGAACCCTAATCCGGGTCAGGGCTCGTGGCCCTGGCCGAGAGGTCTCCAGATGAGGATGCACACGTTAACCCAGGTCGTCGCGCGCTGCGTAGCGCGCCAAGACGGCGGGTACATGATCGTCACCCTGAAGGGCGTATCGGCGGTGTCACCGTCACCGATCCCCGAGGGCGCGCAGGTGGTGATCCGAGACGGGCAAGCCGTGAGGGCTGCTCAATGATCCGGTCGTCATCCCAATTGGCCGTAATCCTCTCCGAGGGCCGCACCGTCGCGCGCCTCGCAGAACTGGGCGGCGGCACGAACTTCCGATGGGTGACCGCCGACACGAACGAGCCCGTGCACGGGTCTGCGATCAAGGCGCTCGCCCGGAAGGGGCATGCTGTCGTGATCGCCTCTGACATCTGCGGCGACCCCATGCAGTACGCGGGGGCTGGCGATGTTTGACCTTCGCAAGCGCGCCGCCAAGCGCCGAGCGGACGAAGCCGCTCGCAAGCATATCGCCCTGGTGGAGACGCTGCAGCAGGCCGTGGACCGCCGCGACACCCGCGAGATGCACCGTCTCGCCGTCAAGGTCCGCACGGCTCTGCATGAGCGCCTGGAAGCGGAAAGGGCGATGGCGTGAAGCGTCCTGAGCAAGCCCTTCAGCAACAGGTCGCCCGGTTCATCAATCAGGCCGCGCCCGGCCTGCTCTGGTGGCATGTGCCGAACTCCAGCGGCAACCGAGGTCCTAAGCTTGGGGGGATCCTCAAGAGCATGGGGGTCAAGGCTGGTGTGCCTGACCTCGTCTTCGTCCTGCCGACCGGGCGGGCCGGGTTCATCGAACTCAAGGCCGGAACCGGGAAGCTTACCGACAGCCAGAAAGACTTCCGAGACCGGGTGACCGATGCCGGCGCGTTCTGGGCCGAGGCCCGCTCTGTCGCTGAGGTGGAGGACATCCTTCACCGCTGGCTCACGCCGTTCGGCTGGAAGCTCCAAGCAAGGGTTTCAGCATGAGATTTCACACCGACCTGAGCTGCCCAGAAGCGCCCGCGAAGGTGCGCCGACCGACACTGCGCTATCTCTTGGAAGAGGTCGCAGAAGAATACGACCTCAAACCATCGTTGATCCTCGGACTGCTGAAGACGGCGCATATCGCCCAGGCCCGGCAGGACTTCATGTGGCGGGCTCGTCAGATGAAGTGGTCGGACGGTTCGCCGCGTTACTCCTACCCGCAGATCGGGGATTTCCTCGGCCGGGATCATACCACGGTCATTCACGGCGTCCGTCGCCACGCCGAGCGCTTGGGCCAGTCCAATGCAGGCTGAGTGGTCTGACGAGGACGTCCTCGAGATGCTGCGGCTGCGCGAGCGCCGCGTGACCGTCAAGGCTATCGCGGAGAAGTTCGGGCGCACTGAGAAGGCGGTCGACTCCAAGCTGGCGAAGATCCGCCGTGGCGGTCTTCATCTCCGCGGTCGCCTACCGGACGCTCTAACGCCGTTTGAGAACCAAGACGCCGCCTACGTGGCCGCCTGCCTGGCGCAGGGTGGCTTCGTCGCCGCCCGCATCGTCAACGGGCGCACGGTCTGGGTCCGTCCGTCGAAGGTGGCCGCATGAGCCCGCGACGCAACCTCTCCAAGCGCACGCGCTTCGCAGTCTTCAAGCGGGACCTATTCACCTGCCAGTATTGCGGCGCGACGCCGCCGGGCGCCGTCCTTGAGGTGGACCACATTGAGCCGCTTGCGCTCGGCGGGACAGACGACGAGAGCAACCTCGTCACCGCGTGTTTCGACTGCAACCGGGGCAAGGCGGCTATCGCACTGACGGTCGTACCTGAGAGCCTCGCTGAACGCGCCGCCCGCGTGGCGGAAGCCGAGGCCCAGCTCGCCGGCTACCGCGAGATCATTCGCGCCCGCGAGGAGCGCATGGAAGGGGATGCGTGGGAAGTCGTCGGTGCGTTGTTCAGCGAGACCGAGACGACGCAGGCGCGCTTCCAAAGCATTCTCCGGTTCCTTGAGCGCTTGCCCTTCGAGGTGGTGCGCGAGGCGGCGCTCACGACCCGCGCCAACATGAGAAGTTTCGGCCGGGAGCGTAGGTTTAGGTACTTCTGCGCGATCTGCTGGCGGAAAATCGGTGAAGCCGATGACCAGTGACAGCAAGCCCGACGTGTGGATGCCTCTAGTCGTCGGGGACTACCTGAAGGACACCTCGCGCCTCACCACGGAGCAGCACGGCGCATACCTGCTGCTCCTGATGGACTATTGGACCAACGGACCGCCCCCGGACGACGACGTCGCCCTCGCATCCATCGCCCGCATGGACCCTAAGCGCTGGCGTGCGTGCCGCCCTGTGATGCTCCGCTATTTCCGGATCGTGGATGGTGTTTGGCGGCAGAAGCGGGCTGATGAGGAACTGGAGCGTTGGTCGGAGAAGAAGCGAAAGTACGTCGAACGTGCCGCCGCTGGTGGCCGTGCGAAGGCTGCTAAAAGCACTGCTTCAAGCACTCCAAAAGCAGTGCTTGCGAGCTGCTCCTCTTCCGCATCCGGAGAGGTAGATGGCCTATACGGCCATTCTACCCTCTCCGGGCAGATTGATTTTTTAGGACCAAAGGAAGTCCTGGACGCCTTCCTCGCCAAGCTCGGGGAGGAATGGGTCCGCTCGTACCTCCTCCCGTGTGCCTGGCAAGACGTGCCTGAGCGGGCCTTGATCCCGGCCACGCGATACGCGGGCTCCAAGTTGGTCCGCGAGGGACGCCCGATCCTTGCCGCGCTGAACCTCACCGTCTTAGAAAAGGCCGCGTGATGAGCAAGGAACTTCAAGTAAAACTGTGCGGTAAGGTGGCATTCGTGCTATATTTCCGAGTGCCGACTTGCGGGCGTTCTGCCGCGTTGCCGGAACAGGACTGAGGCGATGAGCAAGATCCAAGAGGGGGAGCGCTTCGTGAGCAAGGCGAACACCGGTCCGAACTGGGTCAATTGCCCCAGCACACACTGTGAGCGTCGCGAAGAGTGCTGCTCGCCATCGGATTGCTGCGTGAAGACGACTGGCCGTCGTGCGTTGGTGCCCGCGTTTCAGGCGCACCTGGAAAGCGAGTACGGCGGGAAACTGCAGCCCGTGCGGTGGGACGAGCGGCACGGTGGGCTCCCCTACCGGTCGGTAGACGCGCAGCGGTTCCGTGACTTCATGGCTGGTTTTGATGCCGCCCGCCAAGCCCTCGCCTCCGAGGACTCTCCCCAATGACGGGGGCTCTGTCCGAGGTGAGAGCGCGCGCTTGGAAGACCCGTCGCGAGAAGTATGGGCCGGCGGGACACGCTGGGTCATACCGCCGGGCCGAGAGTCACCTTGGGCAGCGCGCCCTAGAACTCGTTGTAAGGCTCCACCGCGAAGCCTTGCTGTCCGAAGGTCAGTGCTGCCGCGCCCTTCGCCTGGACCGCATCAGCTTCCGCATGCTGTGCGATCGCACCCCCAACACCAAAGGCCAAAGCCATGAAGGATGAGATCGTGGAGGCGATGGCGCGGGCGATGGATCCCGGGGAGTTCGAATTGCTCGAGGTCGAGCACGATCCGCGCAAGGCCTTGGCGCACCGGCGGCATCTCGCCGAGCGCAGCGTTAAGATCGCTCGAGACAAGGCTGCGGCCGCCCTCAAAGCCCTCGACCAAGCCGGCTACGCGGTTGTGCCGAAGGAGCCGACTTACGCCGCCATCCGAGCGATGTCGGAAAGCCAGGCGCACGGCGACGAAGGGCCGTTCCCGCCGTTATGCGACCTCATCGACTTCAGCGGCGAGAATAACACACACATCGTCCTTCGCGCCGCCTACACCGCCATGCTCCAAGCCTCTCAACCCAACACCCCTCAGGAGGCTGGACGATGAGCGCTCTTCGCCTGCAAATCATGGAGCCGGGTCACAGGGCCGGCCAGCGTCGCCCGGTCTTCACGTGGGAGCCCACAAAGGCGCATCGTGAGCAAGCGGAACGCAACCATGGCCAGACCCTCGAGCGCCTGAACTCGCGCGGAGGTCTGGATTGGACCGAGCTTGAGGGTGTTCTCACGGGCAAGAGTTGGGGGCAGCTCCGTAGGGGTCCCGGCGCGCTCGAAGCGGCAAAGGCAGTTTGCCTCGCTCTGTACCCCGACGCGCTCGCCGCCCAGCGAACCCAGGAGGCCGAACAGTGATCGAGGCCCCCAGACTCCCTCACGCGTTCTCTCCGCAAAGGAGCCCGCCATGGTGATCACCCGCGTCGCCAGCCGGAACACGGAGCAGCCATGACCCGTCCCCCAGGCCGCCCCAGCACCTATGATCCCGCCTACTGTGAAGCCGTCATCGACTTCATGGGGCAGGGCTACAGCCTCACCGCGTTCGCCGGTCACATCAAATGCGCCCGCTCGACCATCAACGAATGGATGGCTGCGCACCCCGAGTTTTCGGAAGCAGTAAAGATCGGCCAAGCAAGGCGCACCGCTTCGCTAGAGGAAGGGCTGCTTTCGAGCGAGGTTGGACCGCGCGTTACAGCCCGGATCTTCGCTCTGAAGAACGCTGCACCTGATGAATGGCGCGACAAGGTCACGAACGAACACACTGGACCTGACGGCGGTCCGATTGAAAGCAGCGTCCGCGTCGTATTCGTGAGCCCGGAGGGGGAGTGATGACCTGGTACTGCATCCGATCCGCCACCCGCCAGGAGAAGCGCGCAGCCGAGGGCTTGGCCCAGCTGAGCGCGGCCATTGAGGTTTACCTCCCGTGCTCGACCAACTGGCGACGACATGCCGGCCGCAAGGAGCGCGTGAAGCGTCCGCTGTTCCCGGGCTATCTGTTCGTCAGCCTGCCCGATGAGTTGCAGCACGCGGCGCTCGGCGTCGACGGCGTGCATGACTTCATCCGCGCTCGAGGTGGTGAGCCTCGGCCGATGTTCATTGCGTCGGAAGCCGTCAACGCGATCCGCGACGCTGAGCGGGCAGGGGCCTTCGACGACACGAAGGGCAAGGAGCCCGAGATCAAGCCCGGCGCTCAGGTGCGGATTAGCTCCGGACCGTTCAGCGGGTTCATCGCGACGGTGAAGCAAGCCCGCGGTAATCGGGTGCAGGTTCTCTACGCACTGTTCGGCCGCTCGGGCACAATGACGCTAGATGTTGCGAAACTTCAGGCGGCCTAGTACCATTACTTGCAATGGCTGCTTCGGCGGCTCTGGACGACGGCTGAAGGTCCTGGACCTGATAAGACGGTGCCTCCCAGAGAGGCAGGCCGCCCAGCCCAAACGAGGAGCGAGGCTCCACCGTTTGCGGCGCGTTGGAGAAATGCGCCTTTGATCCAAGAAAGCTTCGCAGCTCTGTTCCTGCTGATGCTGTTTGGGCACGCGTTGGCAGATTACCCGCTTCAGGGGGATTTCTTGGCCCGCGCGAAGAGCCGAGTGGCTCCCCTGGCGGGCATCCCGTGGCAACAGGCGTTGTTCTGGCATTCGGTCATACACGGGGGCTTTGTCGGTATCGTAACGGGCTTCTGGTGGCTGGGTGTAGTCGAGGCGGCTGCACACGCCGTGACAGACGATCTCAAGTGCCGCGGTAAGATTACCTTCAACGTCGACCAGGGCATCCACGTCGCCTGCAAGGCGCTCTGGGCCATCATCGCAATCCTGGCCGCATAGGAACCGCTATGGACCTCCTCTTCGCCATCCTCGTCGTCGCGTTCTTCGCCGGCCAGCTCGCCGCGTCGTTCGCCGTCCGCTACGCCAACCGCATCGCCTGGGCCTGTGCGTTCGTCGCCTCGCTGCTGTGGTTCATCGGAAGGGTGCCGTGACCCCCGAAGAGCGCGCGGCCCTGGAAGCCGAACTCGCCACCCTCCGGCGCAAGGCCGCCAAGCGCAGAGACCAGGGCGGCTATGCCAGCAACGTCGCCGCCATTGATGCGCGGATAGCCGATATCGAGGCCCTGCTTGCAGACGACGGTGAAGATCCCGAAGGCGTTCCAGTTCCTGTGGAGCCCGAAGGCTGACGACGGGCTTCCGGTTCGCTACCGCGTCGCGTGGGGCGGCCGGGGCTCGGCCAAGAGCCACACCTTCGCCACCGCAGCGCTGCTGAAGGGTGCAGAGCGCCCGTTGCGGATCGGGTGCTTCCGAGAGGTGCAGCTGACCCTGCAGCAGTCGGTCAAGCAACTGCTGGATGACAAGATCGCCGCTTGCGGCCTCGGCAACTTCTACCGCAGCCTTGAGAACGAGATACGCGGCGCGAACGGTACGCAGTTCATCTTCCGAGGCCTGCGCGCCATCGACAGCGACGGCATCAAGTCGATGGAAGGTCTCGACATCGCCTGGATTGAGGAAGCGTCCTCGGTCAGCCAGAAGTCGCTGAACATCCTCCGCCCGACGATCCGGAAGGCCGGGTCTGAGGTATGGATGACGTACAACCCGGATCAGCCGACCGACCCCGTCGACCAGATGTTCCGCGGCGAGAACGGCCCGCCGCCTGGCAGCATCGTCCGGCAGATCAACTATACGGACAATCCGTGGTTCTTCGACAGCCCGATGCTGGGCGATATGGAATACGACCGCCGCCGGGACGCTGACGCATACGCGCACATCTGGCTTGGCGAGTATCGGCGCAACAGCGAGGCCCGCGTCTTCCGCAACTGGCGCGTCGAGGAGTTCGAGACGCCGGCCGATGCTATCCTGCGGTTCGGAGCGGATTGGGGCTTCGCCGTCGACCCCACCGTTCTTGTCCGCGCCTACGTCGTTGGGCGCACGCTCTACATCGACCGGGAAGCCTATCAGATCGGCTGCGAGATCGACGCCACGCCAGCCCTGTTCGACACGGTGCCTGGTTCGCGAAAGTGGCTCATCACCGCGGACAGCGCCCGGCCGGAAACGGTCAGCTACATGAAGCGCCAGGGCTTCCGGATCGTCCCGGCGATCAAAGGACCTGGCAGCCTTGAAGACGGCATCGAGTTCCTGCGGTCGTTCGACATCGTCGTTCACCCGCGCTGCAAGCACACGATTGACGAGCTGACGCTCTATTCGTGGAAGACCGATCCGCTGACGGGGCAGATCCTCCCGGTGCTGGCGGACAAGGACAATCACGTCATCGACGCCCTGCGCTACGCCCTCGAGGCGCTGCGCCGTGCACGCAAGCCGGTCTCGCCGGATGGCGAAGGCCGGAAGCCCCGCAAGGACTACGGCGGCGCTAGGAAGGAGGGAGGCGACGAATGGATGGCGGCGTGACCAACTCTCCGAGCCTGGACACCTACAAGCGCCTGTTCACCGAGGCGCGGGATATGACACAGACGGCTCGGGAGCGGGCCACGAAGCATCGCCGCTACTATGACGGCAAGGTCGACGAGAAGCTTGCGCGGGAGCTTCGCCGCAAGCGCCAGCCGGACTTCGTCATCAACCGCGTTCGGCCCGGCGTCGAGGGCATGGTGGGCGTTGTCGAGCGCGGTAAGTCGGATCCTCGCGCCTATCCCCGCACCCCGCAGGACGAGGGTTCGGCCGAAGTCGCGACCGACACCCTGCGCTATGTCACCGACGTCAATCGCTGGCATCAGGTGAAGCTGTCCGGCTTCCGGAACATGCTGGTCGAAGGGACTGCAGCGGTTCTGGTCGAAGTCGACGACGAGCTAGAGGTGCGCCTTCGCCGGCTGCGCTTCGAAGAGTTCTTCTTCGACCCGTACAGCCGCGAACTGGACTTCTCCGATGCGTCCTACCTGGGCGTCGCGAAGTGGCAGTACGTCGACGACGTCGTTGCCGCCTACCCCGAGCATGAAGCCGGCCTGCGCAACGCCGTCAGCACCGGCAACACCGGCGACAGCACTTGGAACGACCGTCCCGACAACAACTCGATGATGTGGACGGACTCCAAGCGCAAGCGCCTGCTGGTGGTCGAGATGTACCACAAGCGCGGCGGCACCTGGCTGAAGTGCGTCTACGTCGGCGACCTGAAGCTTGAGGAAGGACCGAGCCCGTACCTTGACGATAAGCAGCGGCCCATGTGCCCGATTGAGGCGGTGTCCGCCTACATCGACGACGAAAACACCCGTTACGGCGTGGTGGCGGACATGGTCGGGCCGCAAGACGAGATCAACGTCTATCGCCGGAAGGCCGCGCACTTTGCCACCTATCGCCAAGTGCAGGAGAGCGACCCGGTCGCCGCCTATGCCGACGTCGAGGAAGTGCGGCGCGAGGCGGCTAAGCCGGACGGCGTGATCCCGCCGGGCTACTCCATCGTCCCCAACGACAAGTTCAGCATGGACCTGACCTTGCTGCAGGAGGCGAAGGGCGAGATCGAGCGCGCAAGCGTCAATCCCGCCATCCTTGGCCGGCAGGGTGAAAGCCAGTCGGGCCGCGCGCAGCTGGTGCGCCAGCAGGCCGGGCTTACCGAACTCGCCCACCTGTTCGGGGGCCTCGAGGACTGGGAGCTTCGGATCTATCGCCAATGCTGGTCGCGCGTGCGGCAGTTCTGGACCGAGCCGAAGTTCATCCGCGTCACCGATGATGAGAACGCGGTCAAGTTCATCCAGATCAACGAGCCCGTGTGGGGCGAGCCTGCGCCGGTTCTCGATCCGATCACCGGCATCCCGCAGTACGACCCGGTGACGCGCCAGGTCGTGATGCGCCCGCAGTTCCTGGGGATGCGCAACGCGGTCGCCCAGATGGGCGTCGACATCATCGTCGACAGCACACAGGACACGGCGAACGTCCAGCAGGAGCAGTTCCAAGAACTCGTCAAGCTGGTGCCGGCGATGGTGCAGGCTGGTATGCGCCCGCCGCTGAAGGCGCTCATCCAGAACTCCAACCTCCCCAAGAAGCGCGAACTCATCGAAGAGATCGAGCAGGGGATGCAGCAGCAGGGCCAGCCGCAGCCGGACCCGGCGCAGCAAGCCGCCATGCAACTGCAGCTTCGGGAGAAGGCCGCCACCATCGGCCGCACCGAGGCGCAAGCCGAAGAGTCCCGCGCCCGCGCCCTCAAGACGATGGGCGAGGCTCGCGATCACGAGATGCAATCCCGCTGGCTAACTGCAGGGCAGCCGGGGTTCTAAGCCGCCGCCGGGCTTAATCGGGCGATACGGGCCGCCTCTCCGAGATGAGGCACCACGGGCCGCCGCCGCACGGGCGCTGTCGTAAGCCGACGATACCGGCAAGAGGATCATCATGGACCTTCCTTCCTTCGTGACCGGCGAAGACGAAACCACGTCTGCGCTGGAAAGCCCCGCTCAGGAGCCCGCTGCGAACCCCGCACCGGAGCCCAAGCAGGAACCGACCCCGGAGCCCGCTCCGGAGCCGCAGCCTGCGTCGCAAGAGCCGGAACCCGCCCCCCAGCCCGCCCCGGAGCTGCACGCGCCCCTCGCGGCGCTGCTCGACGAGCGGGAGAAGCGCCAGACCGCCGAAAGGAGGGCCCGGGAGCTTGAGGAATGGCGGGCGCAACAGGAAGCCCAGGCCCGCGCCCAGCCGATCCCCGACCGCTACGAGGATCCGGAGGGTTACGAGGCCGCTCAGCAGCACGCCATCCAGGCGGCCCTGTTCGAGCAGAAGCGCGAGTTTTCCAAGCGCATCGCAGAAATCCAATTTGGCGCGGAGACCGTCCAGGCTGCGCACCAATGGGGTTTCGAACGCTGCGCCCAAGACCCGTTCTTCAACCAGAAGGTCGCGTCCAGCCCTGATCCCTACGCGCTCGTCGTGGCCGAGTGGAAGCGCGAACAGCTGCTGACCCGCGTCGATCCGACGAAGCTGGAGCAATTCGAGGCGTGGCTTGCCACTCAGAACGCTTCGCCCACGCCCACCCCGAC